GCATAATTTTGTGCCATGACCTAAATGAAGATATTGTATGAAACCAACACACCCAAAGAAACGCCGTGACCCGATTAAGGTAATCACCATGCCAGACGGCACACAGCACAGCTTCTACGCCATTGAACAGGCCGATGAGATACTGCACAGCCGGTACATGGCCGCTGAGATTCAGGAACTATACATCCGTGCAGGAATCAGCGAGGCATTCCTGACCGAAGTATCGCAGCTACTCATCGACCGGGCGATGGATGCCAAGGACCTGAAGGCACTCAGGCAGGACTGCATCGCCATCGGGCAGAACTTGCAGGGGCGGTTGGGCATGATTGCAGAACGTGAGATGTACGAGCAACTGGCCTGTGTGTACTTCCTGATGGACGACGAACCCGCCGAGATGGACGAAGAATGGCAACGCCGCAAGATCGCCGCATGGAGGTCGGCAGGGGAGAGGGATTTTTTTATCATCGAGGCCTTCAAGCGCATAACAGCATCGGACAATATCTCAATCAGCGATATTTTGAGCGTATGCCTGGCCGCCGAAGAAAGGATCGCCCAACTACCGATGTTGCCGAGTTAGTGCAGCGGCATATTGAGGAGCGCAACTACTTGCTATTCACTCTGTCCGACCGTGATCCGGTCAGGCTGCGGGAGTTGAACACATGGAGCCTTGAGGGGCTATACCAGTTCCTGTACGCCAACAGCATCCACAGCCGTCGGATAGAGGAGGCACGGAAGACTGCGCAGGAGGCGGCTAAAGGGAAAAGGCGGGGGTAAGTAGTTCCGATAGTTTAGCCTTTACAACGGCCTTGATTGTTTCGGCGTGTTCCGTCCTGACACGGAAAGCGATAGTCTTAGTGGAATAAGGGGCAGGTTTGCGCCCTGCCCCTTTGCGTTTGCCGCCTTTAGTTTTTTGCTTCATACATTGAAAATTCAGCTATCCCGGTTTTCATTGTGTAATGAATAGAGTAATTTATTTTATCTGATTTCGTGTTGCTTACATTCCAATATGAATTGTTTTCAGATATGTTACTCCACTCGTTTTTTTGGATAGCATTCATAACCATACGGTAAGGCAGGCGGCCAACAAATGTTTTTTGAATGCAATCGTCATATTCTTTCGTGATTTTTGCGGAGGTCATCAGCCAATTGAGTTCTTTTGAGATGTTCATTGTTTTTCTGTTTTGTTGACACAAAGATATAACGCCTTTTGAATACTGCAAACTTTTTTCAAACTTTTTTTGAAATTATTTTTTGCGCCCATTCTTTGTACCTTTGTACCATGCGCACATTTATCCTCATCCTCACCATCGCCATTGCTGCCGTTTCATGCCCCCAACAGCAGCCGACAGCCGGATATTCCTACACCTGCCGGGCATACAGCATCAGCACCGTGAATGGAGATACCACCATGTTCATGGAGGTTACCTACACTGGCATGGCTGCAACCGCACAGCAGATGCAGGACAGCTTGGACGGCCCTAATCCGTGGAACTTCGTAATCTGTCAGTAATATGGCTGAGATATTCGACCTACTTGCCCGTGTGTCGTGGGACACGAATGGGGCAGAGATAGACAAGCTGAACCAACAGCTGAAGCAACAGGATAAGACGCTGGAAGAACTGCGTGCGAAGGGGCGCAGGTTGGAGGACCAGTTGGTCAAGACCAACGACCCGAAGAAGCAGGCCGCACTGACCGCCGAACTGAAGAAGACCGCACAGGCTGCGGATGCTATCGTTAAGGGGCAACAGAAGCAGGCGGATTTGAAGAAGCAGTTAACGCAACGTGCCAAGGAATTGGGAACTGAACTGCGGAAAGCCAACGATCCGAAACAGGTGCAAGGTCTGCTGCGTGAACTGCACAAGGTTGAAAATCAGCTTGATGCAATGAGTGGTAAGGCAAAGAATGCAGGTGGTGCCTTGCAAGGAATGGGGGCAAGATTAGGTGGAATTGGTGAGGGAATACTTGGTGGGCTTGGCCTTGGTGCAGGAATGTTTGGCGCTCAAGCGCTTACAAGTGGTATTGTTAGTTTTGTCGGTGATGCCATTGAAGAGATAGAGCAAGCCGAGAAAGCCACTCGTGACCTGAACATTGCTCTTCGGGCAACAGGCAATGAAAAATATCTGCAAGGTTTAATCAATGAGGCAAGTCAGTTGGCAGAAGAATATCGCAATGTTTATGACAACGATGAAATCGTATCTGCACAGACTGAATTGGTTAAGTATGGCAAATTCACCCGTGCTGAACTTAAAGACCTGACAAAGGTTGCAATCGAATTGGCATCAAGTTATGGAGAGACTGTTCCACAAGCTGCCAATCGTCTCATTGATGTTCTTGCTGGCCGTGGACGGCAAACGCTAACAGACTTCGGTCTTAGCACCAAAATGGCTGGTACTGACAGCGAACGACTATCACTTGTGCTTGGTGACTTGTCTGAAAAATTGAATGGAACAACAGATGCATTTGCTAATTCAGCTACTGGCATAAAGAAACAGAATGAGGTTCTTCTTGCTGATGTAAAAGAGAAAATTGGCGAAAAGATACTGCCTATCTATATTGACACACTGAATCTGATTAACCAAGTCTTAGAAGGCAAATGGCAAGACATTGGCAAAAAGTTTCTTGAGGGGATGAACAACATTTCCAAGTATACAAACTTTGTCGGAATAGGTACTGAAGTAACGAAAAAAGTTTGGGGGAATATTCTTGGAACTGATGATCCTGAGGTAAAAAAAGGAATTAGCGATGATATCAGCAATTTTTTCAAGGCGCAATATGCAGCAGCAGCTGAAGCACAGAAAACAGCAGGGAAAAAAATAAACGATGCCAAAACAGTTGAGGAAATCGAAGCTGAAAAGGAAAGGCAGAAAGAATTAGAAAAGAAAAGAAAAGAAGCGGCAGAGAAAGCAGCCGCAGAACGCAAAGCCGCAGAAGAAAAAGAAAAGCAAGAACGAGAGCGCAACTGGCAAGCATACCTTGCTGCGCAGAAGCAGTTTGAGGATGAGAAAGCAAAGGCTACAATGTCGGCGATGGATTATGAGTTGTTGAAACTCAAAGAGCATTTCGATGCGATTCGTGCTGCATATAAGAAAGTTGGAAAGGATGTCACGGCAATCAATGCGTTGGAAAATACAGAGCGTGCTAAGATTATTGAGAAATCACGGGAGGTTGAAAGGAAGTTTATAAAACAATCCGAGGATGCAAAAAAGCAGCAGGATAAGGATAATAAAGAACGCATCAAAAATGAAGCAGATGCACTCGTTGAAAGGACAAAGGCAGCTGTGGCACAGCGCATTGCTGATAATAAAGAAAGACAAGAACGCAAACAAACAGAAGAAGAACAAGCACGCACAGACCGTGAGAGACTTTACAACGAAATCATCAATGCAACTGAGGTAGCGCAGAGCATTCTTGATATTGAGAAGCAAAAGACCGACCGTCTGATTGAACTGCAACAGCAAAGAGTAGATGCAGCCAAAGATAACAGCAAGGTAAGCCTGAAAATCGAAGAGGACAGGCTGAATGCATTACTTGAACGCAGACAGAAGTACGAGCGTGCGCAGCGGGCTATTGATGCCGCTGTCATCGTGGCGAATCAGGCCGTGGCAATTAGTGGTGCCATTCGTGCCATTACGGATGCTGGCGGTAACCCAGTGCTAATCGCAGCCAATGCTATTGCCATTGCAGCATCTATTGCAGCAGCGATAGCAGCAGTACGCAGCGGCTTCGGGGATGTAGGCTTCAAGGAAGGGGGCTACACGGGAGACGGTGACCCGAATCAGGAATCCACCGCCGTGGGGCGCCGCCCGTATAAGTACCACAAGGGCGAGTTCGTGATGGATGCCGACCTTACAGCAGACCACCGGGACTTGTTCGAGGGCATCCACAAGCGCCGCCTGAAGGTCCGCCAGTTGGATGACGGGCAATACTACATCGCCCCTGATGTGGACAAGCTATCAGCCGACTATCAGACGGCCAAGTACAGCACGCAGGACGGGCAGGTGTTGGCTGAACTATCGGCCATGCGTAGGCTGATGCAGCAGCGTGAGGTAAGCGTGACAAATAACTTCGATGCTGACGGGTTCGGTCAGGCTGTGGCATCACAGATGGGGCAGATTCACCTTAAAAACCTACGCCGGAACTGATGACTATTGAACTTTCACTCGCAGCGGCAGGACCGTGGACGGATTACTCAGACTATGCGGAACTCAACGACCTGAAGCGGGAAATAAGCCTTAACGGTGACAATGACCCGCAACGGCCTGTGACGAGTGACATTGAACTTGATGGCCTTGGGTATCAGTTTGTCAGCACTAACCTGATCAACAGCCCAACGCTTTACACAACGGCTATCTTTGCAAGGGTGACAGATACGGAATGCTCAGGCGAGCAGTTTCTTTTCAAGTTCGAAACCGAAAATCTGAAGTGGTGCGATGATGGGGAATGCCGCATCAAGTTCAGCATGGAACTGTACGATGAGTATTTTGAATGTGCCAAGAAGACTGCCATAGCGGACAACTGGCAGAATGAATATCAGGCATATCCCGCAAGCGGTATGCCGCATCCCCGCTTCCGCTATTGCGATGTGTTCAAGCCTACATTCGTGTACGGGATGCTGATTACCATTGCTAATGCCGTGGATTCTATATTCATTGTGTTGAATGCGCTTATCACGTTCATCAACATCATAGTTACAGCACTTGGGTTTAACCCGTTTAATTACATACCGTATCTGTTCAGCTTGATAGGCGGTTGCCGTTGGGGATGGCCCGCCCCGTTTGTCCGCAGCTACCTGAGCAATGCGTGCGATAAGTGCGGCATAACCATTGACAATACTACTGCGCCTATCTTCTACGATGTCAACGATCCACTGAACCCTGCGCAAAGCAATGTATATTACAATACCTGTTTGCTGACATCGGAAACGAAGAAAGGTGTTGATCTGAATGGCACGAAGGATTACATCGAAGCATCGAAGCCGTCATGGACTTTATTCGGTGCGCTGTCCTATCTTAAGAAACCTTGGAACGCTCGGTGGTACTTCAGAAATAACACCGTGTATATGCACCGAAAGGATATGCTCGGTTCGCTGATGTACGGCAACACATACGGCATCGACCTGACTGGATCGGATAATGATAACGTCTTAGGCTATGTGTGCTATTCATGGAATGGGAAGGGCAAGCCTGCACGGATATACCTCAAATGGGGTACAGACCCATCCGACAACATAGGCAACCAGGTGCTGAACAGATTTAACGGAGAATGGTTGGACTTGACCAATGCGCCTGCACTCAAATCTGACATTCAGGAATCAATGAATGAATTTGGGGCCGCATCATTTGTACTTGATGGCGATGATTCATTGTATGATGCCAATATTGTGAACTCTATCGGCGGTTCATTTTCACCCATTACCTACAAGAGATGCCTAAAAACCCAAGGCGATACGCTTGCATTGGCGAAACTAATTATATGGGATGGACTTGACA